CGAAAGTGCCGGTCAAGACCGGGCGGCTGAAGGCCGGCCTGAAGATTCGCAGTGCCGGCCGCAGCCGGTCGCGCATCGGCGTAGTAGTCAAGACGCCGCCTCGGGCAGCGCTGGGCATCGCGGCCGACGATCCGAACTATTACCCCATGTCCGTCGAATGCGGACACGGCACCAAGGGCGGCGGGCACGTTCCAGCGCACCCGTTCATGCGGCCAGCGCTTGACGAAAACGCACAGCAGGTGCTGGGGATCATTCGCCGGGAGATTGGCGCCGGCATCGAACGAGAGGCGCGAAAGGGGTAGCAGTGTCCGTAGTCGCGGCCATCCTGGAGTACCTGGGCGATCAGGAGGGCGTGTCCGATCTGGTCGATGACCGTCTGTTCGATACGGACCTGCCTCAGCGAGTCGCCCGGCCCAATATCGTGGCCCAGCTTATCAGCGATCCGGACATCGCCCAGCACATGACGGCCGGCGGCGGCCTGCACCGGGCCCGCATACAGCTAGTGATGCGGGCGAGCAACGGTCGGGACTTGCAGCGGGTGTGCGATGCGGTGTACGCCGAAATGCACGGGCACCCGGGGGACACGATTGGCGGCGATGACGTAGAGACGCACGTCCGGTCGATCCGCCTGGAGGATGCGGGCAAGCTGCCGAGCGAGGCGGACGCGGGCGGGCAGGCAACAGTCCACGTACACCGGCAGGACTATATGGTGACGTACCGTCGGACGGTTCCGACGTTCTCATAGGAGACGCGGCTAGAGAGTAACAACGGCAACGACTGGCGGATCGGGCGGTGTCGCGACCACCGAAACGCCTTGCGAACCCGAACGCCAGCAAGGGGCGGGCGGCTCTAGTGAGCTGTCCGCCCCTTTCGCGTTGCCGAGACAAGGAGGCCAGACATGGCATCGAATTCAGTGGACGTTTCAACCGGGCTTACGGTCACGTTCGGCACTAGCGGATTTAGCGCCCAGATCGTTGCGATTAAACCGCCGGGGGCGTCGGTCGGCTGGGTTGACACGACCCACATGGGGACAACCGTTGCTCGGACGTGTCTCCCGAAAGACCTGATCGAGTGGGGCGAAATCGAGATGCTGTGCCACCTGAACCCCGACACTGACCCGGGTACGACGTTTGCTGGCACGGGCGGCACGAAGACCGAGACGATCACGATCGCATACTTCGGGCCGGACGATGCGGCGGGGGCCACGTGGGCCGGCACTGGGTTTATGACGGAGTATGACCCACAAGAGGCCGAGGTCGATGACAAGATGACCGTTCGCGTCAAGGCCAAGATCACGGGCGACATTACCGTTACGGCTGACACGTAGGAGGTGCGGCGATGGAGGTATTAGCACTGCAAGACCTGGCCGGGCATGCAGTCAAAAAGGGTGAACGCTGGAAGTGTGACCCGCGTATCGGGAATGACATGGCCGCGCGCGGAATGGTCCGCGTATTAAAGCATGATCCGCCGGGTGATCAGTCGCGGTCGGGAATGATAGCCGGAGGCAGCAACGATGGCACTGACGAGAGAACAGATTCAGGAGGCGAGCCAGAACCTCCCGATCAGGAAGGTTAGCACGCCGGAATGGGGCGGCGACGGGCACGTGTACGTCCGCATGTTGCGGGGCCGCGACATAGACACCGTGCATTCTACCGCCAGGGAGATGCGAGCCAGGAAGGACGCCGGCCAGTCGCCTGGCGAAGACCCCCACACGATGGCCGCCTGGGTCATCATGGCGGCCTGTTCCGAGGACGGCACTCCGCTTTTCACAAAGGACGACGCCGAATGGCTCCTTGATGGGCCGCTGGCGCCGCTTCGGCGGTGCATGGAAGAGGCCCTGGCGCTAAACGGTATCGGCGGCGATGAGGAAGCGGAGGGAAACTCAGACAGCAGCCCATCCGAGTCTTCGCCTACCGGCTAGCACTCGCGCTGGGCTGCCCGCGCATTGATGACATTCTGGACCTTCCGGCGCCGGAGATCATGGAGTGGATGGCGTATTCCAAGCTGGAGCCCTGGGGGGAAGCGGCAGAGCACAAGCGGCTTGCCACCCTCATGGCGTTCATCGGCAATATGTTCCGCGGGAAGAACGATCGTCTGCTAAAGCCTGACGACTGCGTGGCCGGCCCGCAAGGGCAACCGCGACAGAGCGTGAAACAGATGGTGTCGATCCTGAATCACTGGGCACGAATGCACAACGCCAGCCGGCATAGGCGACGGGGCGGCTAATGGCCACTATCGCGACACTCGCCGTTTCGCTTACCGCCCGCACGTCGCGCTTTAATCGCAAGATGCGCGGGGCCAAGGTGTCGGTGCATCAATTCGGCGAGAAGGTCACGCACACTGCCCGGCGGGTCCTGGGGTTTGGTACTGCGCTGGCGGCGGCGGCAACGGGCGGCGGGCTTGCCCTGCTGACCAAGCGGGCTTTCGAGTCGATGGATGCGGTCGCCAAAACGAGCGACAAGCTGGGGCTCGCCACCGAAGAACTGATCGGCCTGCGGCATGCCGCCAAGCAGTCGGGCGTGGCGGTTAACACGTTCGACATGGGTATCCAGCGGATGGTCCGGCGGGTGTCGGAGGCGGCCCACGGTACAGGCGAGGCTCAAGACGCGATCAAGGAGCTGGGCCTTGACGCCAAGCAGTTGGGCCAGCTCGGCACCCGCGAGCAGTTCTACGCGATCGCCGATGCGATGCAGCAGGTTCAGAAGCAGAGTGACCGCGTGCGGCTGTCGTTCAAGCTGTTTGACTCCGAGGGCGTCGCGTTGGTGAACACGCTGCGCGGCGGCAGTGATGCCCTGGAGGAGTTCCAGCGGGACGCGGAGCGGCTGGGCATCACGTTCAGCCGGCTCGACGCCGGGAAGATTGAGGCGGCCAACGACGCAATCGACCGGCTGCGAAAGGTTCTGGGCGGCGCCGCGCAGGTGCTGGCCGTGCAGCTTGCCCCATTCGTCAAGGTGCTGTCCGACAAGATCGTCCAGGTTGCGGTTGACGGCAACTACATGGGCGAGTCGGTGGTCAATGCGTTCGAGGCGATACTGCGGGGAATCGGCAGGGCCGCCGATCACCTGGAGCTGCTAAAGGCCGGGTGGCTGTATATGAAGGCGGCGGCGACGGGGACGATGGCCGGCATACTCACGGCACTGGAATGGGCAGATCGTGGCCTGACGGACCTATTTAACTGGATAGAGCGCGGCGCCAGGCAGGCGTGGGCGCTGTTCGCCGCAACGGCGATCGGCGGGGTTGCCGATCTGGTGGATGCGGTGAAATGGGCCGACGAGAAGCTGACGGACCTATTTAACAAAATCCCCGGCTTAGCCGCCGAATACAACGAGAGCCTCCAGAGTGCATCTAAGACGCTGCGCGAGATGGAAAACGATGCGCTCTTAAGGGCTGCCGGGGTCTTTGACAGCCCGGGCAAGGCGTCCAGTCATTACAATACAACGATAGCCGCGTGGGCGCAAACGCTCCGCGAGCAACTAGATGGGGCGTTTGCGGACGCCGAGGCATCGCTCGCGAAGTTCCTTGCAGGGACACACAGCGGCGCACTCAAGCTGTGGTTCGACAAAGTGAAACGCGAAGCAGTGGGCGCGGCCGAAGCATTCACTGAAGCGCTTGCCGATGTGCCCGACCTGGACATGAAAAAGCTGGCGGGCGCCGCTGGCGGCGGCGAGATCGCGTTTCTCAAAACGACGTACCTCGGGCCGGGTGCCGCTAAGGCGGGGCCGAAAAAGCAGAAGGTGGAAGACGAGAGAATGCGAAAGGACGTAGTAGACAAGCTGGAGCAGATGCTTGACGTGCTGCGCAATCTCAAACCCTCGGTTGTGATGGGATAGCGAATGGCGGCGGTAGTTAAGTACATCGCGAAGGGCCACACACTCAAGGAGTCGCGCACGGAAGTAACAGAAACCGTGCCCTATCTCGTCTACAACCTGACCGGCTCGCCAGAGCAGCGGCTTGCCAACGCGCTCAAAGACTACCGTATCCCCGCGACGGGCTCGCAGCATCCCAGCTTTCCGCTAACAGAGGTGGTGGACCGCGAGGCGGTCCCCGTTGACGGCGAGCCCGCTCAGGCGATGGTCTACGTCCACTATGGCCCGCTGAAGGCTGGCTGGGGGGGCGACCCGAGCGAAACGGCGCCACCTGAGATAGAGATAGGCTCTACACTCGTCGCGACAGTCGCGACCCAGGACGTAAACGAGAAACAGATCATTGTCTCGCACCGGGCGCCACTGGACGGCGGAGGCTTTGCGCCGGAAGTGGAACGCC